CGACGCGGGGCTTGCCGTCGAGGATGACCCACTCGGGGTCGGGGAGGGTGGCCCGCGAGGGGTCCTCCAGGGGCACGGGGGTGATGAGCAGAGCGTGGATGTCGGCCTCTTCGAGGGCGTCCTCGGCCCGGGCGATGCCCTGCACGCGGGTGATGGGCACGGGGGCCACGTTGCCGCCGGGCGACACCCGGTAGATGACCATGCCGTCGGTGTTGAAGGCGGCCTCGTCGCGGACCCTGGCCTCGCGGCCGAGAAGGACGGCGTCGAGCCTCTCCTTGGCCCGCTTGGGGATCTCGCGGGGTTCGGGCACGTCCGTCCACATGTAGGCGTTGCGGATGTTGATGCCGCGCTTGACGATGGTGTTGTAGGTGGCCAGGCGCCGTGAACGGATGGAGTGCTCCTTGATGACGCTCAGGGGCACGAGGTCGGAGGAGCGCCCGGAGGGGTCGTACCAGCCGACGTCCTCCTTCATGAAGGACGCCCGGGTCAGAGCGTCGGCCGTGTCAGAGAACGCCCGGGCGGCGGACTCCATGGCCGCCTCTATGCGCCCGTCGGTTCCGAACCGCTCCAGCCACCGGGTGACGCCCACGGCCCCTCCTTCTTCCCGCCCGCCTTGTTTGTTACGCGGCTATACTATCCCGTCACGCCGGGGCGAAGGACCAGGCCTCATTGCCCCACTCGTCGATGATCAGGCTCTCGTCGACATGGGGGCCCTCGTCCAGGTCGAGGTCGAGCAACCTCTCCGGTCCGCCGCCGTCGATGATCTCGGCGGGCATGGAGGCGTAGCAGATGGCGTCGATGGTGTCGGGCGAGGATTCGCCGCGCCGTTTGAGCGAGTCCTTGGACTCAATGAGCAGGGCGGTTCCGCGGTACTCGTACTTGATGGTGCGGAACTCGTCGTACAGGCCCCGCGTGCGCTCGTCGGAGGTGTCCTCCGGGGGGATGGCCAGGGCGCCCTCGTTGATGAGCTCGGAGACGGAGTCGTACATGGCGGCGCGGAAGTTGTACCACTTGAGCTTGTTGGGCGAAGCGGCGTTGCCGACGATCCAGCGCACGAGGGTGCCTTCGGGCAGGTGGTTGTCGAGGACGGCCTGCACGCCCCGGCCCACGCCGACGGCGTCGATGCGGATCTCGTCGACACCGCCCAGCTCCTTGACCCGCTGCCCGATGAGCCTGGCGAGCCTGTTGCCGTCGTAGCCCTTGACCTTGTCGAGGATCGACACGCGCCCGCCCCGGTTGAGGGCGATGACGGAGTAGTCGCCGGTGATGGACAGGCCGACGTCGACGCCGAGCACCTTCCGGTCGTCGTGCTCCTCGAAGTCTGCATATTCATTCATCGACACGAGTACTCGTCCGAGGTTGAACAGGCCGTCCTCTCCGACGTCGGGGAACTGTGCGAGGACCTTGGCCTGCCAGCGGGGGTCGGTCTCGCCCCAGCGCACGCGGGCGTCCTCGACCCATTCCTTCTGGAGGAGGTTGGTGCGGGCCCTCTCGGGCACATCCTCGCCGGTGAAGTTGGGGGTGTCGAAGGCGGAGATGGTGATGAGGTTCCATCTGCGGTCCTCGGGGGCCTTCTTGGACTCCTCGCGCCAGACCTTGGCCATGTAGGAGCCGGGGTCGTCGGGGTTGGCGATGGCGAGGATGCGGGCGTTGGCGTTGGTGGTGATGGCCTCGACAGAGGTGAAGATCGACTCGGGCACGCCCCCGGCTTCGTCGACGACGACGAGGACGTTGGTGGCGTGGATGCCCTGGAAGGAGGACTCGTCGTAGTCGGAGGGCTTGCGTCCGTAGGCGGTGGGCGCCTTGTAGCCGGGGAAGGTCCAGGTGGCCTTGGCAGTGATGTTGCCGGGCATGTCGAGCTTGTCCTGGACCTCCTTGACGTAGGCCCACATGACGTTGGCGACCTGGTTCCAGGAGGGGGCGGTGGTGATGACTCGTGTCTCGGTGGGTGAGACGTCCTTGGTGTCGAGCCACCAACTTATTACTCGCGAGGCGAGGTGCGACTTCCCGGCGGAATGGCAGGAGGCCACCATGGTGCGCTTGTTCTCCACGACGGAGCGCACAATCTCCCGTTGCTTGGACCACAGGAACTCGCCCAGCCGCTCCTCGACCCAAGCCACCGGGTCCCTCGACAGGCGCTCCGCCCTGGCCCCCTCACCGAACGAGGCGGCCACGGCCTTGAAATCCAGAACAGGCGCCATGTCACAGCTCCATGGGGGCGGTAGCTTCAAGGATCTCAGCGCTGGACGCCGTGGCCTGGGCGAGCCACTCCTCCCGCTTGGCCTCCAGCTCCTCGCGCCCCGCCATGGTGAGCATGGGTCGGAGGCGGGCCTCCATGGCCTCGACGACGGAGCGGGTGAACGACACGATGACCTCCACCTGCTTGGTCTCGATGACCCGCACCTCGGTCTGGATCCTGGTCTTCTTCAGGCCCATGAGCTCGCTCACCTGGTCGATGGCCTTGAGGATCGAATCGAAGTACTTGGGGTCGCCCTCCGGGTTGGCCAGGAGCGCGGACTGCACGCGGGCGTCGAGCATGCCCAGAATCCGGTCGAGCCGGGCCAGCTGCTTCATGAGGCGGGCGTGCTCGGAGAGCATGGCCTGCCCCGTGTAGTACTCCTCCTCGATGCGGAAGACCTGGGCCTCGCTCAACCCCGCCTGGTGGGCGACGTCGCCGCGGGTGCCGCCCTTGACGAGCGCGTTGACAACCAGGTTCCGCTTGGCCTCGTCGACCTGCCCGTCGGTCACACTCCTGCGGACCACGACACCCTCGGTGGGGGGCGGTGCGTCGACAACGCGCTTAATGGCGGCCCGCGCGTTCGATGGCGTCTTCGCGGGCCTGGACTGCGACCCGGTCCGCCGTGGCTTCGAGCTCGGCGAGGAATCCACTAAGCCTTTCATCGTCCACCTTCCCCTTCCAATGGACTCCGGCGATGAGGCCGAGGGCGAGTCCTGTGAGCAGCGCTATGATCGCAACGGCGACGAGCATCAGGAGGAGCCCTTCATGACGGTGCGGCGAAGGAGCGCGAGTTGCTCCTCGGTGAGTGCCGCGCCCAGGTTCAGGCTTCCCGCGTCGACCTTGTCGGCCGTGATGGTGCCGATATGGAGCCGGGGGTCGTCCGGTAGCAGCGTGT